GCCTACTTTTAGACTACTTTACATAATGTATATAGAAGAGGATTGAAGTCGGGGCCAAAAGGGGGTAAGGTACGGAGCTAAGGGCGAAGAGCAGGAAAAGGAGGCAGGGCATGAACTGGCTACTGAGGTTCCTACCAAAGGAGAAGCGGCAGATGGTAGAGCTAGCGCAGCGGATCGTCTCCAGCCTCGATACGGCTGAGGAGCGTAAGGCGGCGATTGACTACGGCGTGGCGATGTTGCGGGATGGTAAGGTGTCAGTGGCTGAGTGGAGTCGTTTTGGTTCTAAGTTAGGGGTGTTGCGGGGGCGGCACTAGGGTGTAGAGAGGAGAGAAGGGCCATGCCGCAGGATAAGCGTGTAGAAGGTCTTCTAGGCCTTGTAGGTGCGGTGTTACGGATGGGGGCAGGCAACCCTTTTTACTTCCAAGACCCTTGTGGGGTTTTCTGGGCGACTATGGCAGGGCTTAGTCCGAAAGACCTCTGGGTTACTGCTTGGGAGCGGAAGGGGATTGACCCTGGGGAGTATGTTCCGAAGCGAAGGTGTAACGCTAGGTAGACGGGCTAAAACTCTCCTACCACCCTTAGGAGGACAGCTTTCCTTGCTAGGGTAGAGGTGCTATACTAGGCACTGTCGAGGCTTTCCTGAACCTAGAGTAGAGGCCCCTCATATGGGGCCTTTGCTTTAGGTCGTGCTGCCAACCCCCTTTTTAAGAGTAAGCCTAGCTAAGGACAGGAAGATGAAACGGAAATTCCCCTCATTGCCCTTCTCATTTCGCCGTGTCAGGACGGTCTTTCGCCAGATTTTAGGAGTCCTGATGCTCCTCTTGGCCCTCACAGGGTTCTTTGTCGCCACGAAAAACCCCATGCCGTGGATAGAACCCCTCTTCCCTGTCCATATCACGTTCTTTTGGGGAGGGTGGCTCCACCTAGAACAGGCATATGTGCAAGGTTTACTCACAACACTCTACGCAGATGCCCTTATACTCCGTTCAGCAATAGGCATTTCAGCCTTTACGCTCCTCATAAGCCTCGTCCTGCTTGTCCAGAACCCTCTTGGGGCGTTAAGGACGTTAGGGAGAGGGCTAAAGCGTTCTCCAAAGGCCCTCCTCTACTCCCCGATCACCTTTTATAGGAGGGTTGTTGCTTGGCGGAATTGGCTTTTAGCAAAAATAGAGTACCTCCAGGCGGAAAGTGGGAAGTGGAAGGCCACTTTTAACATCCTGAAGTCCCCCTACAGCCTCTTACGGGCTATGGGGTTCTCTCCACAGATGGCTGTGTCCTTCTTGGTCGCCGGAAGTGCTGTTGGTGGTGGTGTTGTGGTGAATGAAACGGTATTTTCTGAAAGGTCATTCGAGCGTGGGGATAGTGGGACGTATAATGCACCTGTTGATGCCCCAATCTCCTTTACGGAAGGTGACAACACCCTCAGAATCGTCTTGGGGACTACCCCAGTACGAGAAATCACCATAGAAAATGTGTCGGTAGGTACAATTTTTCAGGGATCGGCCCTCCCAAGCGGTCAAACGACGGCAGTCCTGGTCGGTGGTGTTGCTATCTCCAATGGAACCTCCACCGTCTTGGAAATAGGGGAGTTGATTATTGAAAAGTCCCGTTGTAAGTCAATGGACTTCACCAATATCAATGCCCACACGATAAATGTGGTCGGAAATGCGAGTGACGGACAGTCCATTAACACCACCGCAGGCAGTTCTAGGATGCTAGCCATAGGAGGGGGCCATCACCAGGCCGATGCTATGGTTACCTCTGGAGGTACCTACGACCGTATCCATATTGATGCCCCGACAAGTGCCGTTAACGGGAAAATCGGAAAACTTACCCTTTCTAACCTCTATACTAAGGGGGGTGCCTGTACCTTTACCCGCCTAGAAGTAGGGACTCTAACGATAAAGCTAAATGAAATAGGAAATGGTGATGGGTTTAGTACGAAAGAGTTTAGTATTGCTAGTAGTGTGACTGGTGCTAATTGGAATGTTGCCGATAACGTTGAGGTAAGCATAGCGGAGCCAGCAGCAGTCCAGTAGGCAGAGGAGGATGGGCATGAGGACGCTAAGTCTCTTCCTAGGAAAGGTAAGACCCCAGATATTCCTAGCCTTGTGTATCCTAGGGCTCATAGCGGTACTAGGGATTTGGCACGGGCTTAATGAGGTTACGGTTGGTTGTATAGCTGGTGTCATTGCCCTAGCAAAAGATGTCCTACAAGCGGATGTAGGGCCGTCCGACCCTAGCTAAAGAGGTGAAGGATGTACCGTCGGCCTGTAAAGTCCTCTGATATTAAGAGTGTAGGCTACGACCCTCTTAGGGGCATCCTAGAACTAGAGTTTGTTACGGGGAAGGTCTTCCGTTATGGTGCTGTTTCCCACGAAGTCTTCGAGGAGTTAGACCAGGCCGAAAGCAAAGGCAAGTATTTCTGGAGGAACATCAGGAATACCTACCCCTTTGAGGAAGGGGAAGAGGTGTGAAGGCCTTAGAAGAGGCCCCAAACCAGTCTCAACCAAGACCAGCAGCTAACGACCCAGCCATCTTTCTCTGGTATAGGCAGAACCGTCGGGCCTATATCGAAGACTTCTTCAAGATAGTCCCCCGTGACCCCTCTAAAGGCCTTATCCCCTTCCGTTTTAAGCCTGTCCAACACGACTACTGGACGACCCGTACAGCCCGTGATATCTATGTAAAGGCCCGTCAGGTTGCTATCTCTTCCATCATAGAAGCTGACTACACCTCAGCGGCCATGCTCTATCCAGGCATCCGTGTCCTCTGCCCCGTCCAGAAGCCTGAAGAGAAGACCGTCCCTCACCATATGAATAGGGTAAAGACCTACTACCACAGTATCCCTGAGCCCCTGAGACCCCGCCTCAACACTTCCAACGCCTTCTCTATGGAATTTGGCTTCGGCCCACCTGGGGAAGCGTCCACCATGCTTTCTCGAATAGACTTCGTATCGGCAGGCTCCTTCGAGGCGGCTCGTGGAGGCACCTACCACTTCGTCCACATCACAGAGTTCGACTCCTTTGAGGAGCAGGAAGCCAATGCCCTCCTCCAAGCCCTCTTAGGTGTCCCCTCCACAGCCCGTATCGTCATCGAAGGCTCCCCGAAGAAGTCTGGTGGCACCCTCCATACCATGTGGAAGCAGGCTAAAGGCAGCGACAGCAGCTATACGGGACACCTCTACCCCTGGTTCTGGGAGGAGGAGTACGTTTCTCCTGCGGAGGACTTCCCAGAAGACCTGTCCGCTGACGAGAGAGCCCTCATAGAATTCCATACCCTCACCCCTCCCCAGATAGCTTGGCGTCGGAGGATGCTACGAGAGGCCATGTCTCAGGCCCCAGACCTAGGAGAGCAGAAGTTCCTCTCTGAATACCTAGAAGATGATGAACGCTGCTGGGCTATGAGTGGTCTTCCAGCCCTCCCTGTAGCCTTCCTAGACAGGCTCCTAGCCCAGTCTAAGCCCCCTATCAGTACCAGCCTTAATGGAGCCCTAAAGATGTGGTTACCTAGAGAAGACGGGGAAGGCTATGTGATAGGGGCTGACCCAGCAGAAGGCCTAGCCCACTCCCATATGTCGGCAGCTACCATCCGTCGAGTAAGAGACTGGGCTCATGTTGGTACCCTTCAAGGCCACTTTCCCCCAGGAGAGTTCGGAGGCCTCCTTGTCCAGCTAGGGAAACAGTTCAATATGGCCCTCCTCGCCTGGGAAAGGAACAATCATGGACATGGAGTAGACGTGAAGATTAGAGAACAGCTACACTACCCCTTTATCTACAGGTACCCCCAAGACAAGCTCCCAGGTTTTCCCTCTAACAGGTGGACAAAGCCTGACCTGGTAGGCCTAACTCATGAGGCTATGACCCTAGAGACCTGGCAGTCCCAGGACAGCGAGCTTATAGGTCAGTTTAGGATGATGCAAGACCTAGGAGACGGACGCTACGATACGGGGACTCTTGACCTAGCCTCCTCTGATATGATAACGCTAATAGCAAGGGACCAGGCTAAGAGGGTAGGGAGGCCTAGGGCTGAGCCTACCCCCAATATCCCTAGGTGGATGAGGCGTTCATGACAACTAGAGATGTATCCAATGACCTTCTCCTTCGGCAGTTCCATACCAAGAAAGACTCCTTTGCTAAACGGGCGGCTAACGCAAAGGCTTGGGTCGAACTCTACCAACAGAGAGATAAGCTAGAGGAGCAGGGCTATGAGTCCATAGCGACTTCTGATGCCCGTGTAGCCCTCGACCTAGCCACCCATATCCTGAGCCGATACGACCACATAGACCGTATCCCCTGGTCTACCCAGGATGAGACTCAGAAGAGACTCCAAAATATGGGGGAGCGGTTCCTCTCAGGCAACTGGCGTCTAGTGAATGAACGGGAACTCCTCAGAGGGAACTCCTGGCATCAGAGACGTCTAGCCTCTTGGATGCTTATCACGGGCTGGTATGCCATGTATGTGGGGATGGAGCCTGACAGCAAGGGCTTCCCTCGTCCTATGGCCGACTTCTATGACCCAACCAATGTCTACCCCTCCTGGGGGGGCCTCGACGGTATGATGGACACGGTAGACCATGAGTATGCCATCACCTTAGGGGCTCTTCGAGCTATGGGGGGTCGGAATGGCTGGGACATCAGTGGCCTCCTGGGGGAAGGCTCCCAACTCATCTATGTATTAGACCACTGGGAATCCAGGTACAACCCTTCCAAACCTGAACAGCCTGACATCCTCAACACCGTCTACCACTCTATCTCTAACCAGAGCCCTACGGGTCTTATGGGAAGCCACCCCCAACAGTCCTCTACCCAGGGGTGGTCATTGTTACAGCCTATGACAAATAAGGCAGCAGGCTCGGACGGCAATGGTAAAGATGGGGGTTTCCTTACTATCCCTATCCTCGTAGGCCCTGTCCCAGGGATAGAAGTCCCTTCAGCCTACACAACAGCGGATAAGGATATCCTAGGCCTTAGGGGGAGTGGCCTCCTTGCTACCCTAAAAGTAACCCAAGACGCTATCAACCGCTACCTTACCTACCTTATGCAGGAGGAAAGGGATGCTGTTGTAGCTGGAAGCACTATTATTACTCGGTCTCCAGGGGGTACGGAGGTTATGGGGGCCAACGACTTAGGCCAGTTTACCTCCCTCCCTGACGATACCTCAGTAGATATGCCCTTAGTAAAGGATACGAAGCTGGGGGCCAAGAGCCTCATCCTCAATGCCCTGGAGACCAGGTTCCAGCGAGAGGCTTTCTCTTGGACGCTCCTGGGCCAGACCAGTTTCCAACTCAGTGGGGTTGCCATTGAACGGCTCAATGAATGGGCAAGGAGTCGTGTTGGCCCCTTCCAGAGGTTCATGGAACACATCTATGGATACGTCTCCCAACAATGGCTCAAAGAGTACCGAAGGCGTTGGCAGGGCCGTACCCGTAGTGTCCGTCTTACAGGCCAAGACCTGGGAGGTAGCTACTTTGACGAGGAGTTCACCGCCAGGGACATCCCTGATGTCTTCTGGGTGAAGAGTGAGATTCCTTTGGCCCTCCCCGAAGACGACATGATGAAGGCTAATATAGCCCGTGCTCTCAACCCTGACCTCCGTATGAGTCCAGATTGGATACGAGAGAAGGTCATGAAGGTTCAGGACATCCAGCAGGAGGCTCAGCTAGCGGCAGCAGGCCGTCGTGAGTCCGACCCCTTCTGGATCAATGTCCAGATAGCAAAGCAGCTTACGGGTGAGATTCTGAGTGCCAGAGAGCAGAGGACGGATGCGGGTAACCTGGAAGCCGAACTCCTCACCTTTGCCCTACAACAGCTTATGACCTCCCTCGTCCCTCAAGGAAGGCCTGGAAACGCAGAGAGGCCAAACCAAGGTTTCCCTGAGGCAGGTGGTGTCCGTTCTAATGCAGGGGGAGGAGAACCTTCCCTATCCCCTGAGAATCGGGTTACCGAACCCCCCGTAGGAGTTAATCCCTAATGGTAGAAGATAACAGAGGTGGCACTCTTGCCCGAGCGGTTCCAAGCCCACTCTATGAACAGCTTCTCGCCGCAGCCGTGCGGTATGTACAGGAGAAGGCTGGGAGGTCTCTAGCAGAGTCTGAGATGGATCAGATAGAGGCGTGGGTGAGGTTCATACAAGACCCAAGACGACAGGCAAGGGTTCCGAAGGCTAGGCGACAACTAACTCCTCAGGGTAATCTCAAAATATTCCGAGGGGGCCTTGAAGGGTTCGACGATCAGGCTTTTAGCATTGCTAAGCCTCCGCCTCCAGTAAGCACTGCCCCCCCTTTCCTCGCTGCAACACAACTTCTTCCTATAGCTGAGCAGTATGTTCAGTCCCAAGAGCCTGGTCCTCGAACAGCAGGCCAGAAACTAAGGGAGGCTGTCGAAGGGCCTTTAACAGCCGCTGAGAAAGCTATGGTAGAGGAGTTCCTAGCCAACCCTTGGGGTGGGCTTCCAGTAGGTTCCGAGATACAACGGCAGTTCTCTCCATTCACAGGGCGTCTTCGTGGGTTCGACAGCTGGGCCTATAGGTTTGTCCGAGGACAGATACCTGAGCCAAGGGGTACTGCCATACCTCTACACCCTATGACAGGGGAGCCTCTTTACATAGACCCCGAAACAACGAAGCCTCGATTTGATCCCGTCGTAAGGGTAGAGGACGGGACTTTTACCTCAGAAGAACGTGCCAGGATCAGACTTGAGCAAGAGTTTCTAGCAGAGGATATGACCGAGGGGCAATTCTATGAGGCTCATATTGACCTATTTATCCGAGAATGGCTTTTCGTACAGCTTGAGCCCCACAGTGAATATACAGAAGCTGCTCAAATCCCAGACGCTCTTGTCCGACAGGTTAAAAATGGGGAGGGCATATTTTTCTCTGCAGAGCCCATAATAAAGGCGTTTCCAGCGAGTGGAGGTCGAACACCACAAGAGGAGAAAGTCCTTTGGTACCAGGCGATCTTTAGTACAGCCTCTGACCCTGATGACCCAGACCTGAATGACATACTCCAGAGCCCGTCTGGTCAACGGTGGAAGAACCATATGGAAGGACAGGGGGCTGATGCTGTGGATTATGCGCTGGGTGAGCTTATCCTAGATGTTCGTGCTATGCCTACGTTGCAACAGACTGAGGATAGGATAACGCAGGTGCTTCAGAAGGTTCATAACCTATCAGCAGACGAACTGGAGACGGAGGGTGTACAAAGGTGGAGGGCAGAACAAGCCACACGCCTTCATCGAAGAGCCCGTGATGAAGCCCTCCGTGAGACTGAGATGGGGGATGAGGTTGATTCAGAGGTGGTATGGAGCGTACTTGATACCTCCATAGACGCTCTACGGTTCCCTGGGGTGGAGAAAGTTACGGCTGTTGCTGATGAGTATGGTGCGTTGGTAGCTAGTCTTCATTGGGTTCCCGAGAGCAAGAAGGCGTTCCTCTTAGCGAATGAGAATGAGGTTAGAAAGCAACATTTCCTTGCTATGAATGAAGATGCTCGTACCCCTACCGACCTTATTGACTGGCTACGCACTGACCCAGACACGGGAGAAACTGACCTTGCTGTAAAGGATGTCCCAGAGGCCCATAGAGCGACATTCGTACCGTCTGCCACTGCTGCAAACGTTACCCGTATTCTTGGAGAGATTGCAACTACCCTCAAAGACCGTCCAGAGGCAGAGCTTACCGCCGACGAGAGGCTGAAAGAACTCTTTCTCGGAATAAGGGAGAAGCATAAACTAGGCCAGACAGTTCTTACGGAGGATACGAAAGCCTTGGCCCTCGAAGCCTTAGATGAAATAGAGACAGAACTTGCTACGGGTACAGCAAAGACCTTTGAGCAACTTAAAGAGGAGGCCCTAGCTACCTTCCCCTCTGACGAGCAGATCGAGGCCCAAGCAGGAGCCCTCTTTGCTCCAACCCCTCCTGGGATGGCTGATATGGAAGGTACCTTTGAGGAGGTTCTCTCAGGCCTAGAGGAGCGAGAGCGGGTAGGGGCTAGGAAGTACCTTCAGGAAACTACATCAGGGTTTGATCTTGGTGACTACGGGGAAGCTGATATTGAACAGGCCATCACAGAAATGAAGGCGACATTTATGGGGGAGACTTTTGTCGATGATGAAGGTAAGCCTGCTCCTGTAACAGACCTCTATCGTCAGTATGTCCCAGCCCCAACAAGTAGGGCCATCCGAGGGTTAGCCAAGACTCCCTCTGCTCAACGTCGTATAGGAGCCACCTCCTACGGGATGGGGGCTAGGCTAGAACAGACATCCAAAGGGATAGAAGCGGCGTCTAGAGAGAGGCTCCTCCAACAGCAACAACAACAGCAGGCTGAGGCAGAGCGTCAGAGGGCAGCCGATTTAGCCGAGCAAGAGGCTGCTAGGAAAGCTGCTGAAGAGGCTGCTCGTAAGGCAGAGCAGGAAAGAGCGAGTGCAGTAAGGCGTAGGAGGCTAATTACCTAATGGTTACAGAACAGGAGAGCAGCCTCGAAAGACTTCGGAGAATCACTGCCTCCGCTAACAGACTCCAGCAACCCGAACTTGTACAGCAGGAGACTCCTGGGCTCTTAGGCCGCTTTTGGAACCTGTTAAGTAAAACAGTAGACGTCTCTCAGACTACTGCCAGGGGGCTAATGGAATCCCGTCTTGGGGCTGCGGCAAGTGTCTTTGAAGAGAGGGGACAAACTCCAAGGTCGGCAAAGATTCTTGCTTTAACCTCTATCCTCCCTCCTGGCGTTGGTATTCCTTCTCCGCTCTCTCTCGATATCACAAAGAAGCAGGAGGAACTCCTTGGGGTAGAGGTCGAGGCTGGTCATACCATATCCCTCGGCCCTCTAGGGATCAGGACTCCCTCAGGATTCAAAAACTTCCTAGAGGCTGCCTATCGCAATGCCGATATGGTGCCTGAGTTCTTGCCCCACTCCCGTCATGCCGCCTGGTTGTATGACCCTCTAAACATTGTGCCTGTAACTACGCTCCCTAAGATTGCTTTCAAGGCTGCTGTAGGTGTGACAAAGGGGTTTGGACGGGTTGGTACTCTTGCTCAAAGGCTAGAGGGGGCTAGAGCAGCTATTCCAGAGGCCCTTCGTCCCCAAGTAGACAGGAAGAAATATGCCCAACTCCTTACAGATGAGGTTCTTCAAGCAGAAGGCTACGAACTGAATACGCTACGGAAGATAGCTATTGGTATCCACCGTAGTCCTTTTGGGAAAATCCCTCCTATTAAACAAGTCCTTTACCATACAAACCCCTCAGGACTTATCAATAAAGTTGATGAACGGGATAAGTTAGCTATGACTCTTGTAGATTGGAGGAGGCTTCAAGATAACGCTGATACCGTTGTGACTACGGAGATATCTCTTCTTCGGCGTTTAACACAAGACCCGAAGCTCTTCCGCACCTTTGAGGAAGGTGGCAACCTCTTTATGAACGTGAAGAGGATGCCTGGTCGTCCCCTCCTTCCAACGCCTGCGGATATTCTTAAACGAGGTTCTCCTCTCTGGAAGGAGGGAGTAAACGTTGGAGTACAAAAGGTCTCACGGGGGAGTATAGCAGTCGAGACGTATGACAAGGTGATACAGAAAGTCCTTCGGTCAACAGATGAGGGACTGGACAAACTCATTCAGCAGGCGTCCAAGTATGCTAAAGACTATCCAGGGCTGGAGTACCCAGGGAAGAAGTTTACAGCTAGTAGGAAGCTCTGGAAACTGAACAAACAAGCCGCCCTTAGTGAGAAGCGTCGAAGAGCAATAACTCCTCCTTCCCCTGTTACACCCAAAGTGACAGGCCCCTGGATTTATCATAGGACAAACATGGCGCAGCTACCAGGAATACGGGAAGGGGGCTTTAAGCGAGGAGAATTTCTAGGGTTGCGAGCTTTCAAGAAGTCAGATTTTCCAGGGGATGTGAATCTGCGGATACAACAGGGGCATCTTCCAGCGTTTAGAGAGACAGGACTCCCTATAGCCCCAGAACACCTGGAAATATTTGTTGATGCAGCAGGAAAACCTCTGCCCTTAATGAGGCCAGGAGGTACATGGAAGCCGTTAGTTGACCCTCTGGGTGGGTACAGGGCTAAGGTTAGGGGCATGGAGGCAGAGAAGGTGCCTTTCCAAGATGTTATAGAGCGGTATGGGGACTTCCAGCTTAGTACCGAGCAGCGAGCAGCTATTAAGATAGCTGATGATCTTATAGACGGCTACTTTACCGAGGTACAGAAGAGTCTTGTTGAGGGAGCCGTAGCCAAAGCTGTTGGGGTACGAGCCAAGGAACTAGCCCGTCGTGCAGCAGAAAAGAAATGGGCTCGTGAACTGACACAGTTTGGAAAGCACGAACATTATTTCCCTCGTTTTGTGAAGATGATAGGAGAGATAGCAAATAGGAAGTCCGCTACTGGAGGAAGGGCTATAGGAGCTAAGCCTGGAGTTTTGGCTAGCTCTCGTCTGCACGATATGGCGGAGGAGGCTATTAACAACGGCACGGTCTATATGGGGGCAGGGTCTAGAGACCCTCTAGGAGACATCGTAGAAACCTACATGAAGGGAGCTATGAAGGTTATCACGGATGCAAGGCTTGCTGACAACATAAGGGCTATGGGAAGCACCCTTAACCAACGGGTAGGGGCGGAACTCCTAGAGAGGGTAACGACTACCCGAGCCGCTAGCCAAGTCTTAGCAGGTAAAAGGGGTCAGGGAGGCCTTATCCGTGCTCTGGTAAAGGTAGCTCGGAACCCTAAGCACATAAAGCTAACTGCTTCAGAGACGGCTCAGCTAAAGCGTATCCATCCTCAGTGGGGGACAGACTATATCACATTTAGACGGCTTCAAAATGTCGAGAGGAAGAAGGCTGCGATAGATGCCCTTGTACTGGGGGTAAAAGAAGAAGGGAGGCGGCGTAGAGCAGAAGCTGCTCTTGCAAGGTTTGCTGCAAAGACAGCGAGGCAAGAAGAGAAGGTTCGTTTAGATTTGGGGAAGGTATGGGAACCCGCTTTTTCTGGGTACCTCTTCCCTAGAGAAGTTGCTGACTACCTTGGGAAGGCACTCCGAGAGGATACAGGTGTCTTTGAGTCTGCCCTGCGGGGTGGTGGGGCTCTGCCTGGGATATCTGATATTTCGTCTATGTCTCGTTTAGGGACGTTGACCTTAGACCAGGGAGCAAGCCTCCTCCAAGGGGCTCTGCTGCTAGCAAATGCTCCTGTGGCTTGGGTTAAGGCAGCTAGCAAGTCCTTCTTATCCCTCATTGATCCTGCTCAGAGACAGGCATACCTAGGCAGTGATGATGTCCAACGTCTTTTCCATTTCTATGGTAGGCGTCTCCACATGGGCTCCCCTGAGTTTATGGAGGCTGTTCAACCTGGGGGGTATGTAGCCCGTACACTTCCCAAGGTTCCAGGTGGAACGACCCTCTTCCGTCAGGTTTTTGGACGCTTCTCAGCCTCTTACGAGATGTTCTTTGATGTAGCCCGTATGGAGATGGGGCAGGCCTATCTCCCAGCCATACAGAAGGGAGCAGCTTCCGTAGATGATGTAGCCCAGCACATTAACAAGATGACAGGGGTTATCTCTACTAAGAGGCTAGGAGTCTCGGCAACCCAACGTGAGGTAGAGTCCGTAGCCTTCTTCCTAGCTCCTCGTTGGACAAGGGCTATGACAGGGCTAATGGCCCAGTCAGTCCAAGGGGGCTGGCAAGGAGCAGAATCCCGTCGGGCCTTTGGTAAGTTCTTTGTGGGGACGGTAGCTGCCTATATAGCGGTATGCACAGCCCTCAACAAGCCTATCCACCTCGACCCCCGTAGTAGAGATCAAGGAGGGGATGGGGCTGACTTTATGATGCTTGAGGTAGACGGGCATCATCTTGGTCTTGGGGGTAAGGCCTACTCTATTGTAAGGACTGTGGTACGAGCAGGAGCCTCCGACGACCCAGAGGAAGCGGCAGGTCATATAAGTCGATGGTTCAGGGGTAGTGCAGCCCCTCTTACCTCTGCTGTTCTGGATGTAGTCCCTATCCCAGGAATAGCTCCTGGTAGAGAGACTTTTATCGGGGAACCTGTAAAGACCCCACTCCAGTTCTTTCGGCATGAAATAGAGGGTCGTCTTCTCCCCTTCTGGTTGGAGGCCCGTATCGCTGATGACCCCCCAGCAGGCTGGATAGGGATGGCAGGTGACTTTTTTGGCCTCCGTAGCTGGCCCAAACAGCGTCGAGAGTATAGGGACGAGCTTCGAGATGAGTTGGCTGCTCTTATACCCTTGTCCCAGCTAGCCCCAGACCAGCGTAAGGAGGCTGAGGAGACGGGCCTTACCTGGGATGTACTCTCCTACCGCCAGAAACAACGGATTACCCAGGGGGAAACAGGTATCCAAGCTATTGATACCAGGCAGGCTGAGCTTGAGAAATGGCAGAAGCTCACGACGGCCCAGCAGCAAGAGCGAGGAGACATTGACCTCAATACCTTCTTCCGTGAAGGGGACACGGCCCGTGCCTTCTGGGAAACACACGCAGGACACGCTGCTTTTGGGTCGGTAATAGGCAGGCGTTCCCCTGCTAAGTTCTTAAAGACAATGCAAGATATTAACACCATATACGGTACGATGATCTCTGATCTCTACCAAGTAGATGGGGATCATGCGGAAGCCCTTACTAAGCTACAGGAGATGACCGAGGGAAAGGAGTTCGTACCTCTAGAAGATGTTGCTAGGGCAGAATACATTGCTACGGTTATCGCTAACCCTGATTTGGAAGACGCCTTTGGGGACTTCCTGCCAGAGCGAGCTAAGGAACACCTCGCAGCAATGGTAAGCAAGTACGGCCAGGACACAGTGAACAACATTGAGGCATCCTTCCGTGCCAACAAGGAGGTTCCCCCACTTTGGCACCAGTGGCACGATGACAAAAGCCTTTTGGAACGCTATTGGAACGCTCAGGAGAGGTACCTTCTACAGAACCCTGAGACCAATACAATATGGAGGGCTCTCCAGGCGGCTACCCGTAGAGGGAAGGTTGATACTATAGAGAGGCTAAAGAAGCATCCTCGTATAATAAAAATGAGGCGTACCCTAACTAGGGTTAGGCAGCAGCTTCGAGACACAGACCCTGAGGTAGATGCAGCCCTCTACTTTTGGGGTAAGGCGACAAGACTCCGTACCCTAGAGGCCCGTATCCTCCTTGAAGAGAGGCGGAGACGTTTGTTATAATAGAGTTAAAGCTTAGAGGTTGTTTGTCTTCCTCACCCATATCTCTCCCTTCCCCCAAGGCCCCCTGAACTAGCCCCTCAGGGGGTCTTTGTTTGTCCCTACCAGTGTGCTAGGCTACTAGCGTCCCTATTGACAACCCTACTAGCTATTCTCTACTCTCCTACTAGAGTTCTTCAGGGAGGTAAGATGGCAGAAGACACTAAGGCAGGCCCAGCAACCGAGCAGACAGGCTCCAGCAGCGACTCTAAGTCTAGGCGTAGTAGGCCTACTAACCAGGAAGCCCTGCTAGAGACTACTAGGAAGACCGAAGCCTTAGAGACAGAGCTAAAGGTAACCCGAAAGCTCTTAGGTCAAAGGGATGCTACCATAGGAGACCTTCGTAGCCAGATAGGAAACGTTAAGAGGGACATAGAGGAGCTAAGAAATACCTCTAAAGATGCTGATCTCTACGGAGACGATGAGGAGGCTAAAGCTAATGCCAGAAAGGTCAGAGAGGCCCTACGGCAGGCAGAGGAAACCTCCGACAAACTTCTCTCTCGTGAGTTAGCGGTGACAGCCAAGGAGTTAGCCCAGTCAATGGGAGTGCCAGAAGCAGAGTTTGTAGGCCTAGACGACCCTAAGGATATGCGCCTGAAGGCCTATGAGTGGAAGATGGAGCAGGGACGTACAAACGATGACCTTCCAACAGCCCCCCAAGATTCCATTAACCCCCCGACAACTGTTGGCCCTCCTCCTACTAAGACGGCTAACCCAGGTTCCACCTCAGGTGTCCCTAACGAGTCCTGGCGAGACCTCTCAGCCACAGATAAGATTGCGGCAGGACTTAGAGACCAAGAAGGAACCTAATATTCCTTAGGAGGAAACAGATAAGATTCCCACACTTAGTGAATATGCTAAATTAGCTAATGATAAGGTAATCGCTGGTGTCTTCGAGAACGTTATCACCCATGACGAGTTGATGCCCTGGCTCCAGTTTGAGAGCCACAACGGGAACTCTCTCGTCTACAACAGAGAGAACGCTCTTCCAACTGCTGCCACCCACGCAGTAGGTGACACTTGGAATGACACCGAGCCTACCTTCACCAAGAAAACCACAACCCTGACCATTGTTGGGGTACAGTCCCCCCTTGACCGTTATGCCATGCAGACTCGGAGCAACGTCCAAGACCAAAAGGCCGTGCTCTTTAGCCTGATGTCCAAAGGCCTGTCTCGTAAGCTCTCCCAGCTTTTCATTGTTGGGGAGCCTGAAGCTACCTCTACAGAGTATGAGGGGCTTGATTCCCTAGCCCGTTCAGAGACCCGTATGATGGCTATGGATGATGGTAATGTAGACGGCCCTGGGGCTGCTGAGACAGAGCTTACCGTTGACCGACTAGACGCTATGATAGACCAGGTAGAGAGTGGTCTTCCTGATGCCCTCATCATGAACAAGACGATGAGACGGAAGGTGACCTCCCTCTCCCGTGCTTCTGGCTCTGGTGTTGTCATGGATAACATTGAGTTATTCGGTCACCAGGTACGTCGGTACAATGGCATCCCGATTGTTATCACAGACTGGATCAGTAACTCCGAGCAGTACAACGATACAAGCACCTGGCCTTCCAGCACGGCAACCTCTATCTTTGCTGTGAAATTCGGGAGGGAGAAGCAGGGACTTACTGTCATCCACAACGGTGATATGTTAGGCCCTGACATTCAGGACATTGGTATCAAAGAGAACAAGAACGAGAACCTCTATCGGATGGTAGTGTATCTCCAAGTAGTCGCCTACTCCGCTAAGATGTTTGCGGCTCTAGGTGGCATAGATTCAGCAGCCTAAAACTCTAGGGAAAACTTACCTTAGAAGTTCACTAAGGAGAAAATAACATGGCTGATCCTTACGTCAGGCAGGCTAGGAACGTCTTTACCGCTACGATAGGCTCCACTGATGTAGTAGCAGGGGATATGCTCTACTTCGATGGTACGGACTGGGAGCTTGCCGATGCTGACGACAACACCAAGTTTGCAGAGGCTATTGCTACCAACACCTTTAAGACCACGGAGACTGGTACCCTCTGCACCTCCTGTGTCATTGTGGACATTGATGCCCCCTATACCCAGGGGACTAGTTTCTACCTCTCCACTACCGCAGGAGAGATCACAACAACTCGCCCTACTGGGGCAGAGAACCTTATGCAGGTGGTAGGGTTTGCCATCTCCACGTCTGAGGTTCGTGCTACGATACAGATACCTCGTGAAGTCACCATCTCCATGCAGTTCCCATATACGACCCACGTCGCTCCCCAGGACAGGGACAATGACTTTATGGGCCTGGGACTGGACGATGATAATGCTGAGGTCGGGTGTGGCTTCATGGTACCCCAGAACTGTGTGAGCACATCCGCTACGATTGCCTACCTCTGGTGGTGTGGGACAGGGACGCTCCTTGATACCTCTGACACCTACACCATAGACGCTTCGGGCGGGGTGGATGATGAGACTACCTCTGCAACCACTGATGGTATCTCTGCTGCGTCCCTAGCGGTAGCAGCAAACGACCTGGCTGTGGCTGATGTGTCTGCTGGCTTCAATGCTACTGGCCTCATCGCTCCAGGTAACTATATTGGGGTAGCCGTCAAGAAGGCTGCGGAAGGCACTGGCGGGGACGACCCCATCATGCTAGGACTAGAGGTTGTCCTGTTAGTAGTGTAGGTAAGGCAAGGAGCTTCGGCCCTTGATACCTTGCATAAGGGGAGTGTAGACCCTCCCAAAAGAGAGCCTCTGGGGGTACTGGAAACGTTGAAAGACGCTAAAGCCCTCAGGGGCCACTCCCTGATATAGGTAGAGGAGATGCTTAATGCCTGCTTTCGATTTCTACTCCCTCCGCAGCTTTAAGATAGGGGGGCAAGAGATAGGCTTTACCCGCTCTAAGAAACTCCTTCATGTAGCAGGGGAAGACTGGACGGTTAAGAAGTGGTTGGGTACCGTAGACCCAGTGTGGAGGCTCCTAAGGGCAGAGAAGCTAGTTAAGGAACCTGTAAAAGAGGTAGCCCCTTGGGAGGGCAAGTCCTCTACCTTCTTAGGATATAACGTTATGGAGATCAATAGCCTAAGCAGGGGAGTCCTAAAGAAGCCCCCTTTCTGGCTAAGGCCCTTTTATGATAGGGTGGTGACGAAAGACATCCTA